CTATTATGAGGCTCGGGGCTGTCTGGATGGTTGTGAGTGTAACCCCAGATCGCAAGCTTGGGATATGTTTGCAATAGGGAATCCCAAAGCCGGACATATGAAGCCGAATAAAAATCACCCAGCACGTGAAGCCGAACCAATAGCCCCGCTGCATTCGGCTTGCTGAAATGCGCGCCAAGCTCGGCAACGATACGTTTCTCGAGTTCGCCGCCATGCTCGAGCCTATGGGCAAAGGGCATATTATTGCCATAACAGGTCGCCCAATGTGAACAGCCCGCCCAGCAGGTCGCCCGTTCTTCTAGTGTTAACGTGCGAATTTTATAGCCCTTAAACTCGCCCTTGGTGATGGTTTGTTTAAGCTTTTTATTTGAGCTAGCTTTTAAAACCTTGTGAGAATAACCCGCCAAGGCCTTTTTGCCTTTTTGGTATCTTGTCCCCGCAAGCTGCAAATTAACGCCATCCATGATTTGCCCCTTTCATTTTGCTATCGATTGGCTGGGTTGGTTTCAGGTCTCGGGTCAGGTCTAGCCCCCATTTATCGGCTAGCTGTTCCAGCCCCTCGATATATCGGGCTGTTTCGTCGTCCATTGCCCGAACAGGATAGAAAGAATATTCCATAACTAAGCCCCCCGCATATGTAAGGTTAATTCCCCAAAATAGGCGATGGCTTTCCATCCCCAGCTATATTCGGAACCGCTAGCAAACCCCCAGACCAGCAAAGCCCCAAGCCCAAGAAACACTATCATTTCAAAGATTGTTTGGTTGGTGTTCATGATGCTGCCCCTTGTTGTTTAAATGCTTCGACGATTGCGTGAACGGCTTGCCGATATTGTTCTTGGTCATGAAATTGACTGATCATCAAGGAACCAAGTACCTCGGCTATTCTATCAAGATCGATTGCGTTCATGATGTTGCCCCTTTGCTGGCTTTAATTTCGGTTATGAGCTTATCCAATAAAGCCCCCATTTCTATGATGCCTTTGGCGGCTTGGTATTGCCCCTCGGTTGTCCCCTCGGCCATGACATGGGCATAGAGCTTGGCGGTTGTCGTCCATGACGGGGTAACATCGATATATTCTTGTTCCATTATATGCCCCTTTTTTCATACTGTTTGGTTTCATAATCCCAAACCGCTTGTTTAAGAATTCCAACAACCCCGTCATCAATTGCCTTTTTTGCTCGGCCTCTTTTGTCGGTGATTGCGGTAAGGATATCGCGGGCAAGCCAAACCGTTTCATGGCATAACTCGCCGTCCATGTTTTCGAGCAATAGCGTTCTAGTTTGATTAGATAGTTTCATAGTGAAAACCTTTCCTCGATCATGAATAAAATTTTCAGGGATACGGGAAGCCCTACCAACACCCAAACAAGTAACAACGGGTTACCCATTGCATGAAGCAAAGCCCCGACGCCCCAAGTTAATGCGAGAGTGAAAGACAACCGGCTAGTCATATATAAAAAATAACTCATGATTAAAGCCCCCAGCATTCGCAAGCGATTGACCAAAAGATCATGAAAGAACCGGCAACACCCAGCGTTAAAGGGATAAGCAACCCATTCACGTGATGATAACCTTGTAGGGCAAGGGCGAGGCTTGAGAGGCTAAGGGCAAGCCCCAAGATGATTGAAAAAATGTTGTTCATGATATCCCCTTTTCGTTAGTGCATGGCGTGATTGCCTTGCCCTTATTTTATAAACGAAAATCATACAAAAGAAAAGCCCCTTTGCTTATGTAATTAATATTAATTATGTTGGGGCTGGTCTCGGGTTGTCTCGGGTTATCCTGAAAAATGCCCGGGCTTTTATAAAAGAAAAAAATACCCAACACAAAACATAGACACACAACCCGACCAGCTCGACCGCGGGCAAGCTCGAGCCTATCGCATGGCATGGGTTCGATAGTCTCTTGTGATTGCAGGGCGCGCCTAGTGTTTCGGCTGGTAGGTGACCATGACTGTGACGCCGCCGGCAAGGTAGGGGGCAGGGCATTCAGCTTGATGATACCCCCATGACCCCCCAAGGGGGGATTTTGCTGTCATCCCCCTCGAATATACCATTTCATATTTTTGTGGTATTTTCCAATTCATAGCTATCTGTAAGTATTCACCCAAGAGTTTCCTCCAGTCTTCCCACGCCCACCTACAGCACTCCTCATGAACTTCTCCAGTTCATCATCAAGCTTCTGTTGTCTCACATCAGCCATCCCACGAACCTCGTCCTGAGCCATCTGTTCAGTCCAGTAGTTCACAGCAATAGCTAGGGCATCGAGTCTATCGTCATGCTTCAACGCACCACGGTCATAGGTGACCCTAGTTAGCTGGTAGACGAGCGTCTTGGTATACTTGTTCTCAGCGTCATATCTCTGAGCTGTCTTATAGTCATCTTCAATCACACTCGAGTCCACTATGAGCTTATGTCTAGCCATCACGGGTTCTATCGTATCGATGATCCTTCGTTCCTTCTGGGTACTATGCTTGACCTCTTCGACCATGCAGGGATGTACCTTGTTCAGGATGGGCTTCATGAGCTGGGTGAACATACCGTCACCAAAGTTGGCCTCAGTGATAATAGCGTTGACCTTCTCCTCCTTAGCCATCTCAGCTAGCTTGGTCAGGGTCTCGTTGTCGTAACCACCTTGGAAGCCGCCACATCGTCTGACATAAAGAAAACCATTGATCATCTTTACGACAGCATAGCCTGTCTCATCCTTACCACGACCAGCAGGGTCAATAGCTAAGACTGAGCCTGTGTACTCCCCAAATTCACTTGAGGTACTCCTAGGGTGGTAGAAGCGGTCTCCAGCCATCGCTAGGTTCGGAAGGTCTTTCCATTGCTTCTCAGGGTCAGGCATCCAGTGTACGTCCATAGGGGCTTTGTCTACGGATGTGTGCATGACAATAAGGTCACGTATCTTGAGAGGGTATCTCTCCAGATCACTGAGCTGGGTGTTGAGCATGAACTGTAGGGAGAAGCCAGCCTTGCCGTATTCTGCCTTACGTTCTGCCAAGTCCATGTCGGTAAATCTTAAAGGGTCTGTAGAGCCGCCTTCAGAGACCGTAGACAGCCTCTTGATGTACGGGGCTAGTCCATTACCATACTTGTCCATCTCTTCGCTTGTAGGCATCAGGGCAGGCCATATACGGGAAGTGAATGTCTCAGGTAGCTTGTTGTAGATACTGTCCTCAGTCTGAGGGGTTCCCAAGTAGATCACTCGGGCTTCCTTCTTAGGCTTCAGGATAGCCGAGAACTCTTTGGTTCTCTCTAGCAGCTTCTCTCGCATATCTGCTGTAGCTGAGTTATTCAATACCTCAACGTCATCAGCAACGATGATATCAGCACGTGTACCTGTGATCTGCCCAGTGATACCTACAGACTTAACTGAGGGTGACTGGTCTGGTTCAGTGGGGGCAACATCGAATTCAATCTTAGACTGTCTCTGGTTGTCTTTAGGTATCAGGTGCTTCAAGACCTCCATCTGATTCACTAGGTTCAGGGTAAAGGTGGTGAAGTTGTCTGCCCTGTTCTTGGAGGCTGATACCACCAATATCTTCTTCTGAGGGTCTCTCAGTAACTCCCAGAGAACATAGGCCGACGTAATGAATGACTTACCGACCCCTCGGAAGGCCTGTACGCATATCTTAGGGTCTCCGTCTTGGAGGAACTGAGCTATGTCGTACTGGACAGGGGTAGGGTCAGGAAGCTTGATCTCTTTCCATACGAGGTAGAGAAACTTCCTGAAGTCCTCCTTGATTGGACTTAAAGGGTCTTTAATGGCTCTAGGAGACTCACTGACGGCCTCTAGAGTGGTCGGGGGTATGGTTACACCAGATTGACCCTCTTTCTTCTGTAGGGGCTTCTGAGAGCCTTTAGCCTTCTTAGGCATTATCTTTCTTCTTTATAGCGAAGCCACCCTTCTTAGCAGCCATCTTAGCGTAGGTCTTAGGGTCTACTGTAGATTTCTTCTTAGACCGACTAGTACCAGCCTTCTTACGTTTGTTCATGTTTTCATATAATGACATTAACAATTCCACCTTCTCATAGATGCTCTGGCTCGTTCTGCATTCTTAGAGCTTTTCACAACGCCTCCCATACGGGCGCAGAATGATTTCTTCCGTCCAGCATCAGCTTTTGTTTTAGGGTTAGGGGCAGGGGCTTTGAGGTTACTGCCGTTCTCTCGGTTGTACTTAGCTCGGCCTTTAGCTGTTAAACCAGCTCCGGCTTCTGTAGAGAGCTTCTCGCCCTTCTTAATTGACAAATTGCTCATCAGTATCCTCCTCGAAGTCAGGTAGGGATGCCATCAGCTTGCCGATGTTGTTATCGACAGATGGGACAGCCTCGATACCGTTGTCCTTTAGGAACTTGATGGCGGCACTCAGTTCTGCTGGGGAGGCTTCACCTGACTTGACACGACCTAATAGCTCTTGGGCTACAGCGTCGTGCAGGGTGGCTAGTAGGGTTTCAGTTGCTCTACTCATTGCCATTCTCCTGTGCGAATCTGTTCTGTTACATCGATGGCTCTCTGGCCTACTTGGTTAGCCCAACGGCTCTGTAAGAATTCCTCCGATGCCATATCGAAGTTTCCGTCCTTTAGCAGAGCCATTGCGTTTACGAACTTGGAGACTGTCCCTATCCCTACGTTGAAGGTGAAGTTGATAAGGGCTGCTAAACGTACCTCGTCGAGGTCTTGAGTCCACGGGAAGTGGGCTGTTAGCTGTCTCTCGGCTTCCTCGATGTCGTGGAGCAGGAGCATCTCTGCTTCTTTCTCCGAGATGCCTATGTCTTCTAAGTTCCGTCCTACGCCTATGCTGAGTTTGCCAGATGTGCATTTATAAGGTTTTAACCGAAGTCCCTCATGTGATTTGAGTTGGTCTATTAGTTTTTTCATTATTTCTTTCCAAACATCTTAGTCGCACCTTTGATACCAAAGCTTGCAGACACGATGACCCCTAGGGTGTATTTGTACCAATCAGGAGTAAGGGCTAATGCTTGGAAGCCTCTTTCCACGTATTCCACTGTGAATGGTATAAAACATAACAATAATGGAATAGAAAATAGGATAGTAAGATACTCATCTTTCCAGCTCTCCTTCGAGCCTTTGACAGCCTCTACGTCCCAATCAATTTCACCAGAGATTTGCTTTTCCATGATACTGGTTTCGGCTTCAATTTTTACCAGCTTCTGTTTTGCCTTAGCCTTCTTAGTGTCTATGAAGCCTGTTACAGCCTCACCAGCCACACCAAGAAGACCTTGTAGTAATATGTTGATCATCCTAATCGTCCTGTTAACCAGCCAGCCCACATGATCAAGCTGCCGATACCTATTATAAGGACGGATATGACAGCTATGATTGTCTGGACTCGTTCTTTGTGTAGGGCTTCAAGCTCGAGCTGGGCTTTTATCCTAGCTCTCTCGTTGGCTATCTCAGCCTGTAGTCTCTCCCACTGCCCTGGCTTACCATAGAGCTGGAAGATGGAGCGAAGTTCACTCCTCATATCATCGAGTTTCTCTTTGCGGAAATGCTTCTCGATGGCACTGTCCTCAGCGAATGAGAACTTAGCCTTCTTCTTTTTAGCTGCACCAAATTGAAGCTCGGCTTCTCCTTGGGCATACTTTGAGATTGAATTAGATAAGGAGGATAAATCCTTCCCCATCTGTACAGCCTTCATAATTGCCGAATGTCCCGCAGAAACGGCAGCGAAGGCACTAATAGGATCAATCATTAGTAGACCTCCACAGTTCCGATTTTGATATGTTTTGGGATGCAGTAAGCCGTCACTCGATCCTTTGGGTCTACAAAGGACAAGTGTTGGTAGTTACCGTATCTTTTTGATATTTGGGATGCGAAGAAGTTACATCGAGTGATGTCAGCGAAGTACATATCCCCACTGATAAGCGTCCTTGCATCCCCTGTCCCTAAGTAGACAAGGAGCAAGAACAGATGCTGCATTGCTACCTTCTTTTACCTAGGTCTGTTATTTGTTTAACTGTGCGACCACAGCCAACACAGTATTTACCCTCATGGTCTAGCTTACAGACACCAATACACGGTGACTTCATACTTTCATC